ACACCGACACCGTTGGAGTCTATGAGGTACCTGTATACTCAGGTGCTCACAGGAGACACTGTAGACGGTTACAAGGGATGCCCACGTATCGGTAAAGTAAAGGCAGCAGCAGCACTTAAAGACTGTAAGAATGAACTTGAGATGCTAGAACAGTGTTACGTAAGGTTCCACAAGGTATACAAAGAACATGATAAAGCTAAAGAAGAGTTACTAGCTCAGATTGGTCAAGCTCGTATACTACATCAGTTAGATTACATGGCATTGGTAAACTTTAATGAGACTTATAATCCATTTAAGATACTAAATGTATGTGAGGATATGCTTGTTGATTGGGCTTTTATGTATAATGAAAGTTTACTAGCTAAGAAAAAGAAGGTTAAAAATGCCGTTTAAATGTAAAAAATGTAAGCAGGAGGTAATGCTATTGTGTTACCTTTCTGAGTATGGTTGTAGAAAATATAAAACCAAAGATAGTGGTGAATATTGTCAGAAATGTTTTGACATAAAGTTTAAGGAAAAGATAGATGACAAAGACAACAAAAAGTGAACGTAAGTGGGGTAAAGATTCTGATAAAGAGTCTCCCAATAAAAGACAAAGTAGGGCTAAGCCTAAAGAACCAGTTGATGATTCAAAGTACAAAGTACTTATTGATGGCTCAGGTTTCTCTAGAGCTATGTCTTATGCTGACTGTATAAAGTTAGTTAACAAAATGGAAAACAAAGCTAAGAGACTAAGGCAACCATTGCCTAGTTTAATACTAGTAAAACAATAGGAGGGTATATGGGAGGATCAAGTAGTCCAGTTAAGGCAATCGTAAAAGCAGTAAATGATACAGTAAGTACAGCAACAAAAGCAATTGATGACACAGCAGGTGCAGTAGATCTAGAGGGTAATCTGGATAATGTACTTGGTGGTACTAAAGATGTAATAGGTGGTGCAGGTGATGTATTATCTAAAGGTGCTTTTGGATTAGGTAAGGCTGTTGGAGATGCAGGGAATATTGCAGGTGATGTAGTAGGTTTTGTATCTGGTGATAAAGCAAGAGAAGCCGAGAGAGCAGCTAACAGGGCGTCTAAAGAAGATGCAGCTAACAGAGCAGATGCTATTAGACAACAAGAACAAGATGCATCAGACTTAGCTAGACAGCGTTCAGCTAACAGAGATGCAAGTAAAGGATCTAGTATTATACTAGGTGGTAAGAAAAAGAAAAAGAAAGGTTCATCAGTATCTTCGGGCTTGGGATTGTCTAAAGGTGATACTGGCTTACAAACATAATGAGTAGTAAAGCAAGTAAGAGATATGAGAAACTGTGTAAGAACAGAGACAACTATCTCAAGAGAGCAGAGGATGCAGCAAGTATAACTATACCTCAACTATATACAGGTAACTATGATAAGGAATCAGATGGTAACACATATGGTAATCCCTATCAATCCCTAGGTGCCCGAGGAGTTAATAACTTAGCTAATAAGATTATATTAACCTTATTCCCACCTGCCACAGCATTCTTTAAGATGGGTATGAATCCTATTACATTAAAGAACATGAAGAAAGGTCAAGGTGAAATAGATCAAGCACTACAAGTACTAGAAAAAAGTATTGTAAATGAAATGGAAACTTCTCAATTGAGAGCTTCATTAGTTGATCTATTAAAGCAATGTATTGTAGGTGGTTCATCTATATTACATGTACCTAAAGTAGAAAACCCTAAAGTAATACCAATGCAAAACTTTGGAATATCTAGAAGCAGAAGTAAGCGTATACTTGAGTTAATCATTAAGGAATGTTTAGTGTACTCCGAACTTGATAAAGAAACCAAAGAGCAGATTGAAAAGTCTAATGAACTTACTGAGGAGCAGAGAAAGGATAAGAAGCCTATTGATGTTTACACAGTAGTTAAAAGAGAAGATGATGGTATGTACAAGGAACACCAAGAGATTCTAGGAATGGAAGTTGATGGTACTCATGGTACTTATAAAGAAAAGGATTTACCTTATGTATTTGTACCTTTTGTTGATAGAGGTGAGGATTATGGTAGATCATATGTAGAAGATTTTATGGGTGACTTAAACTCTTATGAGGGCTTAAGAAAGTCTGTATTAGAAGCTGCAGCAGAGTCAGCTAGGATAGTATACCTAGTTAAACCTAATGCAACACTAACGGTCAAGAAGTTACAAACAGCTAATTCTGGTGACGTTCTACAGGGTAATCCTGATGATGTTGGTGTGTTACAAGCAGACAAACGTCTAGACTTACAAATAGCCCAAAGTGAAATGGAGATACTTAGATTAGATCTTAGTACAATGTTTCTACTTGATAGCTCAGTAAGACGAAACGCAGAAAGAGTTAAAGTGGCTCTTTTAAAACTACATTAATTCGGTGGACACCCTTATAGGGCAATACCGAGCTAACTACGATTTTTAACTAATTTTCATAAGGAGATTAATATGAAATACAGAAAAATCAGATTGAATTTAGAATTAAAACATGAGTACTCTATAGACACACTAGGTGTTATTAGAAATGAGACAAATGGTAAGGTTCTAAAAGGCACATCTATATCTAAGAATAATAGATATGTTAAGATACATTTAGATAAGTTCTATGCTTTACATAGACTAGTAGCTAAACATTTTATTAAAAATGATGATATAGATAATAACAAAGTTATAAACCATATAGATGGAAACAGGAACAACAACTGTGCCGATAATCTAGAGTGGTGTACACAGAGTTACAATATGAGACATGCTTACTCTGAGAAGTTAAAGACTAATAAAGGTGTTACTAACCCTATTAGTAAATTGACAGAAAAGAGTGTAAGACAGATATGGGCTTTAAAAGATACTGAACTAACAGCTAGACAGATTAGAGATAAACTAAAACTAAATGTTGGTATAGGTGCAGTTAAAGCAGTAAGGTCTGGCAAGAATTGGTCACATATTACAGATTCAATCTAAGTAAGTGTAACGACTATTCCGAAAGGAAGTACAATCAAGTGATTGGAAACATGTAGGTGCAATGCGCACAAGATATAGTCTACTCTATATGGTAACATATAGCAGCGAAAGCGGTTAATGATTAACGACCATTAATGAATAATAAGCACAGCAGAAGAAATTAGAAGAGTATCACAAGAGCTAGAAGTAGCACTTGGTGGTATCTATTCAACACTAGCTAATGTTCTACAGGAACCACTAGTAAAGTTATACCTAGGTAGATTAAGTAAGAAGGGATTAATACATGATGCCCTTAAAGATTCTATTGACCTAGAGGTAACAACTGGTTCAGCAGCATTAGGTAGAGGTACAGAGTTTAGTTCTATTAGTACATTTATACAAACAATGCAAGCAACACTTGGACAAGAATTTGGTAGATATATAAAGATGCCAGAAATGATAGCAAGGGTAGCTAGTAGTTTAGATATTGGCACAGCAGAGCTAGTGAAAACACAAGAAGAATTACAAGCAGAACAAGCTGCACAGCAGGAAGCAGAGATGGCACAAGCCGCAGTAGCTCCTTCAATTAACGCAGCATCAAAACCACAAGGATAAAAAATGAGTGAAGAAAATAATTCAGTACAATCAAGTGAAAGTAATGAAGAAACAAGTAATAGTATGGATCAATCAGACAACAATCAAGAAGAGACTCAGCATGCTTCCACAGAGCAGCAAGTAGATACTTCTGACAGTATTGAGATGAATGGTAGTGAAGTTGGATTACAAAAGAAGGAACCATCAGAAGAAGTGGACTCTGGTGAGGAATTTACAAAAGGTCTTAATGACCTAGTTCAATCAGCTTTAAATGAGAAATTAACTCCCGAACAACGTCAAGCAATTGATGACCAAGGGCTAGGTGGACATTTTGATATGATCGTTGCAGGTCATAAAGCACAGATTGAAAAGAATGACGCAGAAATTATTGGTGTAGTTGGTAACAAAGAAGCATACTCAGAGCTTCAAGAATGGGCAGTGTCTCATCTTGATGATGCTGATATTGCATCTTTTAATCACGCAGTAATATCTTCTGGTGACATTGGTTTAGCTAAGTTAGCAGTAGAGGGTTTACAAGCTAGATACCTTAAAGCTAATGGCTCAGCTCCTCAGAAAAGAATTGAGGCAGGTGGTACAGCCAATGAAGAAAACAGACCGTACTCTGATAGAGATGAGTACATTCGTGAAACAATGTCTATGAAATATAGACAAGATCCTGAATACGCAGCGTTAGTCGAGGCAAAGAGAAATCGCTCAGGATTCTAACAAGGAGGCAATAAATGGCTTATAACAGTTCAGGTGAGAACAATGGTAACGGTACGGAAAGAGAACTCTTTCAACAGAAAGCAGCTACAGACGTACTAAAGTATTTTAAATCAACAAACGTAGCAAGAGAACTTATCAGGAATGAAAGTATCGAGAATGGTAAATCAAAGGCATTCCCAATCGTAGGTAACGCTTCGGCAGCATCTAGAGATGAGTTAACTTTGACTGAGCTTTCTACAGACTCTATCAAGTCTACAGAGCGTGTTATCTTAATTGATGACCTTTTAGTAGCTCACTCATGGATCTCTGATCTTGATGACGCTATGGTACACTACAATGCTAAAGCAGCACACATCGAGTCAATCGGTCGTGCACTAGCTAAAAATGTAGATGAAGCAATTATCGCTAAGCTTATTGAAGCAGGTAGAATCGTTGATGGTTCAGCAGCTACAACTGCAGGGCTTAAAACATTTGATGATGACGTATTCTCTTCAATCGTACAAACTCAAGCTGACTTTGATACAGCTATGACAGGTGCAGAAGTTCAAGCAATGATGGCATCTGCTATGACTGAGTTTAGAGACAAAGATTGTGTTGGGGAACCAGTATATATCCTTAGACCACAACCATACTTTGCACTACTTAACAACAGTGCTCAGACAGGGTTAACTTGGGTAGATGATCCTTATGCACAAAGTGGTAAAGTACCTATGGTATTAGGTGCTAAAGTAGTTTATTCTCCACATTTTCCTGCAGTTACTAGTACAACTGGTGACGAGAATGCAGTAGGAGTTTTATTCTCTAAAGAAGCTGTTGGTATCCTAGAGTTACTTTCAGTTAATGTAAAGGTTGATTATATCCCAACTAGACTAGCTGACCTTATGGTTGGTAAGATGGCTGTAGGATATGGTATCCTTAACCATGGTTCTGCAATTACTTTTGGATTTGAAGAACAAGCATAATAAATAACTCCTAGGAGTTTTTAGGGGGAGGCTTAATTGCTTCCCCTTTTTTCGTATACAAACTATAGGAGGTTTTAAATGGCTTTATTATCAGAATTAGAAGCAATCAATCAGATACTAAGTGTAACTGGTGATGCACCTGTTTCAAGTGTAAACAGTACATATGAGCAAGCAGTAGTAGCTCGAAGAATACTATTAGAGATTTCAAGACAGAAGCAATCGAGAGGTTGGTGGTTCAATGAAGTTGATGAATTATTAATAGCTAAAGATAGTGATGGGTATATTAACTTACCATCAGATGCTATTAGAGCAGAGTCACCAAGAGATAAAGGTGAGTATGTTCAAAGAGGATTAAGAATGTTTGACAAAGCAAATAATACATATGTATTCACAGATAATCTGTATATTAATTTAGTATCTGAATTAGGTTGGACACTATTACCACAGTCTTTTAGACAGTATGTAGTGGCAGTAGCTAGTCTTAGATACAATGCAGAATACTTTGGAGCACCAGAGTTAGAACAGAGAATACAGCAAGACATATTTGATAAAAAGATTTTATTAGATGCAGAAGATATTGACAACAGAGACTTGAACATGTTGAAGTCAACAAGGGCAAGTAACATAGCATTTAGAAATAGAAAATAAGGGGGAATTATGAGTCTTATTAGTCGAGTAATAAAAAGCCTTATTAATGGTGTTTCTCAGCAAGCACCTAGTGTTCGCTTGGATAACCAAGTAGAGGCACAAGAGAATATGATACCAGATATCTCAGGGATCTTAACACGTAGATCTCCTGTGATACTAGATGATATCATAGCACAAGATGGCTCCAGAGTGTACGATGATGAACACGCAATGTTCACTATGACCATTGATGAAGAGAAAGTATCTATGGGTATTAAACCTGATGGTACAATGTATAGGTTCGATGAGAACTTTGCAGATACAACAACAATAACACAAGCAGCTACAGTTAAAACTTATCTAACACATACAGATAAGAATGATATTCAGGTTATTGAGACTAGTGATAGTGTTATAATACTAAATAGAGATATTGAAGTAGAGATGAATACTTCACCTACACAGTCAGCTAATACATCTAAGAGGGGATTATTATGGATAACCTCAGCAGTAGATGGTGCTACTTATAAGATACTTAAAGGTGGTACTACAACAGTAATTGGTCAGTACACAGCAGCTACAGCAGATACACCAAAGACAGTAATGTTAGGTTTAATAGATGGTACAGCAGCATCAGGAGCTACAGCTACAACTAATATGACAACAGCTATTTCTGGTACTAAGACGTTTCATCAAGAGAATAATACTTGTATTGTTAGAAGTGATGATGTTGATTACTATGAAGTTGAGTGTGATTATGGAGAGTATATACATACTATAGCGGAAGCTGAACCAGATAACACACATACACTATTAAGCTCAGCAGGTTTACCCTCAAAGATAGCTACAGGTGTATCAGATGTTTTAGATCCAGTAGGCACAGCTAACTTTCTAGTTAGAATTAACCCTAGTGTAAATGAAGATCTTACAACATATTATCTTAGATACTCAGATGATTATAAGGCTTGGGTTGAAGAGAGTAATGGATATGCTGAAAGTATTGATACTGAAACTATGCCAGTAACTATATCTAAGAATGGTACAACTACTATCACAGTAGCTCATTCAGACTTCAATGCACCACAAGCAGGGGATGAACTAAGTAATCCTGCACCTACTATTGTAGGCAGTAAGATTAAAGATATGATTTTATTTAACTCTAGATTAGGTTTTGCATCAGAAAGTACATTGGTATTCAGTGTAATTGATGATCATTATAATCTATATAGAACTACATGTTCATCTTCATTGATAGCTGATGTTGTAGATTTAGAGTTAGATTCTAGTAAGCTAGGTTATAGAAAGATAGATAACATTTTTACTGTTGACAATAATATAATTATTAATACAGGACTATCCCAGAGTATCTTAGCAATGCCACAGAACTTAGATATATCAGCAGGTATATTTGCACAGATATCTTCATTTGACTTAGGAAACAATGTACCTACACCAGTACGTAGAGCAATGTATTTTCCAATAAAGCAAGGTAGTTTCACAACTTTTAAAGCATTTCAGCAAGATGTTGAGACAGGAATTGGGTATACTGATAATCCTGTTACTAAGCATTGTGAAAAGTATATTAGAGGTGAGGTAGTACAGAGTTTAATATCTAATGATATCTTTATGGTACGTACTGATGATACACCTAAGACAATATATGTACAGCATACATATGTTAGTGATGGTACAGTATTACAGAATGCATGGCATAAATGGACGTTTAAATATAATATTAAATATATCTACTCAGAAGGTGATACATTGAAGATTGTATTTGAGGACACAGATAACACACAAACTATCTACGGTACTATGTCACTTAATCCATCAGAGATCTCAGAGGACACTGATACACAGATTGGTTACTTACCGTATCTAGATTATCAAACTGAGAATACCACACTAGCAGCTAACTTATCAGATACAATATGTGTTGATTATGAATTAGGTAAGGTAGTTACTGCAGGTGATGCTAATAGTATCCAAGGGAACACTTATGAGTCCTTTGTGACACTTAGTGAGATCGTACCTAAACAAGCAGATGGTAGTGGTGGAGCGACTAAGATTGGTTACGCTATGCTTATGCTTAGACGTATGGCAGTAACATTAGGCTACAGTGGTAGATTTAATGTAACAGTAGAGAGAACAAAGAGAGTAGTATATACACATAACTTTATACCACAATTATTAGGTAACATAGTTATTGGTAGAGAACCAGTTAACACTAGGGATGCTAAGTTTCCAATTAATGGGAGATCCCAAGATGTTGTTATAAAGATTTCTACAGTAGATACATTCACACCATTACAGATACTAAATCTACAATGGCAAGGTAATTTAATTACACAAGGTGGGAGATAATACTCCTACCTGTATAGGAGGTAAATATGTCATATGCAATGGCAGGTGCAGCAGCATTACAGGTTATGACAGCAGGTTATGCAGCAGCACAACAAGGTCTAAATGAGGCAAGAAGAATTAAAGCTCAGAATGCAGCAAGGATCAAACAGATGCAACACCAGTTCGATATGAACACCCAAAACTTGTTTAATAATAATGAAGCAATTAAACAGAATAAAATGAAGAATGATATGCGTATTGAAGAAGGTAAGTTACAAGCAGAAGATGCTTTTGCACAAGCCTTTGTAGGTTCAGGTATATCAGGTAGAACTAAGGACATACAAGCAGCAGAGTTACAAAGTCAAGTTGATAAGGCACACGTTGAATCAGCTAACATTGCTTCTCAAGAAACTGATAGACAGTTCTTAGGTCTAATGAGGAATAGTCAAGCTATCTCTCAGAAAGTTGAGGATATGGTAGGATTTGATACCAGTGCTAACTCATCTAATATCAATATGGCAATGCTAAGTGCAGGGGTAAGCTCCGCATCTTCATTAGCTCAGAATGGTGTATTTGATAGTTTCTTTGATAAAAAATAATACACAGATAAGGAGGTAAACATGGCTGATAAGTTTTATAAACAGCAACAACTAAGCCAGACTCAATTACAACAAGGTGCTCAGACAGCATTAAGTGGGGTTGATAACGCTGCTAATGCTAAGGCTGCACAAGCAGATAAGAGTATAGAGATGTTAACTAACTCTGTAAATACAGTAGTAGGTACAGTGGCAGGTGTATATCAGAAAAATATTGATGCTAAGAATAGACTTGAAAGTGGTAGAGAGATGGCTTCTTACCAACAAAGAATAAAGGCAGAGTTATCTAACATGCCTAATTTAGAGTCGCTTAGTAAAGAAGAATTACAATTTAAAGTATCAGAGATCAATAGTTCATTCATGGAGGGTTATGAAGATAAACCTTATAGAAATCAATTAAAGAATGACATTGAAGGTCTACAAGGTAGAGTATTAGGACAAATGCTAACAACTAGGGATGACCTACATGTTAAGAAAGTTACTGATGCTACAGCAGAGAAAGCTGCAGGACTAGCTGCTCAATATGCTGATGGTACTCTTGACTATGAGAGTTTACAACAATCATTAGATATGCTTATTGTTGATTCTATGGTAGCACACCAAGTGCCAACTAGTAGTGAATTAGAGTTACCAGAAGAAGCTAGAGAGAAATACATGAGTCTTACGAGACAACAAGGTGTTGATGCAATGCTTAAGGGTATTATGCTGCATACTGGTGAACCTAATAACTCAAGACTAGCTGACCTTATGGACGATAGTATATTCAGACAGAGACTAGGTGTTTCTGATACTGATGAGGATTATAATAAGATGGTAGCTTTTGCTCAATCTAAAGGTGCTAAGGCTGATAAGTTTAAGTATGATACAGATCTAGATGGTTTTAAGAACAGCTTATATCAATCAACTAATATTGGTATTGAAGTTGATATTGAAAAACAAGTAGAGCAGTATAAGCAGAACGGTTTTCTATTGTCACCTAAAGACGAACATAAACTACGTAAAGAGTTTAAGAGAGAAAATAGTGTTATATTAGATTCTAATGATTATGTTGAGAAATTAAAAGATGGTGTTGATACTATGATAAATCGTACACCAAAGGAACAGCAGGTGGTCTATAATAGAGCATTTACTGACACTCTAGGTATCACAGATGAAGGTACAAGTCTTGTTAATATTACAACAGCACTTGGTAGAGATATTAAACAATCTGAGTTTAAAGATTATATACATTCAGGTGGTAAAATACCTAAGTCTGTTACAAAATTATTTGATGTACCTGCAGGGGATAGTTATGACAAGTGGCAGAATGCTAATGTTGCCCTTATGTCAATGGAAGCTGCAGCAGAAGGTTCAGGTTATGCTATAGAGTCTCTTATAGGTGTCAATACAACAGCTAAAGTTAGAGGTATGGCAAGGATAATGCAGGATGATAATCTTGATGAAGCTGCTAAAGCTATAGCTATAGATGCTCTACACACTAGGTCTACGTCTTTTAACTCTAAAGGTTACTTACAAGGTACACCAGAGACAAAGGTAGACACTGATTGGCTACAAGATGCATCTAAGGACGCACCATGGACAACTAATGATTATGTTAGTTCTTTACAAAATGCAGCAGAGATAGAAGGTAACTATGAGGCTTTTAGGTTAGCAGGTTATAATGAGTCTACAGCAAAAGATAAAGCATTAGAGTTATTTAAAAAATCTAATATTAATTTTGAGATGCCTGATGGAGAAGAAATTATAATACCAAGAGAGCATAAGTATCTTAACAGTGAGTCTATCATAGCTTTCTCCAAGGATGTCTCAAGGTTCCCTACTATACAAGAAGAGAGGGAAGCTAGACAGGCACTTACAGGTGAAGGTTGGATTGCCGATTGGAGGGTTGATAGTAGTCTACGTGTTCAGAAGAGACATAACTTCGCCAAGACAGGTAAATATGACATGGTATTTAATGGAGCACCAGTTAAAGGTTCTGGATTCACTTATGAAGAGTTAGAGAAATTTATTGCTGATTCACCTCATGAAGTTCGCACAAAGATCACAGGTGTTAAAACTGAAAGACCTTTTAGTGAAATTGAGGAAGAAGCTGAGATACAACGTAAGAAGAATATTAAGCATAAACAGAGAGTACAAGAACAGATTGAACATGTCTTTAATTTAAAGATTTAATATTGGAGGTAAACATGGCTGATAAGAAAGAAAAAGCAGCTAAGGATCTAGATATACTAAATTCTAGGAGAAAGTCTATTTATAAAAGGCTAACTGGTAAGTATGAACTAGATAATGCAACAAGCCTAGCTATACTTGCTAATCTTGAATGGGAGAGTGGGGGTAAACTTAACCCTAAGAGGCGGCAAGGTAGGTTAGGTGGATCTAATCAGAAAATGAGTGAGGAGTCTTGGTGGAAAGAGGTTGATTCTACTAAAATAGGTAGAGGTACTGGTATTGTTCAGTGGGATGGTGATCGTAGATATGCTTTAAAGAAATATGCTGAGGATGGTGGTGTTGATATGTATTCTATAGACACTCAAGTTGACTTCCTAATGCACGAACTAACTGGTAGTCATAAAAAAGCTCTCAAATTGATGAACAAAGAAACTACTATTGAAGGTAAAGCTAAAATATTTACTGAGAAGTTTGAGAAAGCAGGTATACCACATTTAGATAAGAGACTATTAAAGCTTAAAGAGTATGAAAAAATAGGTATAGGTAAACCTCAGGTAGATATTAAAGATACTTTGATAGCTCAACCTATGCCTATGGACTTTCAGAAACAAGTAATGAGTGATGTATTTAATCAGAAGATTACTAAGATCCCTGAGGCTCCTAATACAATTGATGAAGCTTCTAAGTTGAATCAACAACTAAATAAGCCTGAGGATATTCTGAGATCACCACAGGGTGCTATAGAGAAAGTAAGTACATATGCTAAAAAGAAGCAGACAGAATATGGAGGTGCTTCCTCATTTCAAGGTGTAGGCTTTGTTGAGAGAATTGCTAGTGGTGCTATTGATATAGCTATGGAGGCGCCATCGTACCTAATGGATAAGGTTAAAAGAATACCAGATATTGAGCAAGCAGATATTGATGCACTTGGTGAAAACTTTGTTGATCATTTAACTGAGGACTCAGCTATTGGTTTAGGTATTCAGAGAGGATTACAAGGAGTACTAACTAGTGACCATGTTGATCCTAACTTTGATCCAAAGAACGATGACCTGTATGAACACTTTACAGAGAATCTTGATAATGAGGATCTTAAGAGTTTATTAGAGGACTACTCATATAATCAAAAAGACTTTAGATTAGTTGGTAATATGATGAATCAACGTAATCAAAGAATTAAAGAAATGGATGCTTATGCTAAGGAAAACCCAGTGTTATCTGGTGTTGGCTTTATGGGATCTATGATGACTGATGCAGTAGTATTTATGCCAGTATCCTCAGCAATTGCTGCTCAAGGTGCTGCGACACTTACTAATGCTAGTCTTAAATCACTTAGTGCTGCTAAGAAACTTGGATATCTAACTGCTGCTGAAATAGCAGAGCAGGGTGGACAAGAAGCTGTATGGAGTGTATATAAGAAAGATTATGAGTTCAGCTTACCTATCTTTATGGCAGGTGTTGGTTTAGGTACTGGTATGCGTAGTGCTGCTGATTCCTTTGCTAATAACAAAGCTATTAAAGATCTTGTTGATAATGAGAAAGGTTTTATTACTATGAGTAGAGATCAAGCTAAGGTATTAGCTGAGGCGGTAGCTACTGAAACTGGTAATGAACAAGCAGTTAAACTTGCTAGGCATTTATCACAAGTTAAGTTAGCTAGAGCACAATCACTTCGTAAGCAGTTAGTACAGGACTATGATATACTACAGATTGGTATTGAACAGTCTAAGAAAGCTATTAAACTTACTAAGAAAGGTTCTCCTGAGCGTAAAGCGTTAAAAGGAGAGATACAGAAGTTGACTCGTAGAGCTGCTACTGAGGAAAAGAATATGTCTCAACAGATGAGACAATTAGTTCAAGGTACTCATCCTGCATTAAAAACAGCATTGAACCCTGACTTTAATATCAAGAAAATGTCTAAAGAATTAGGTATTGACTATAATCTAGTTAATTCACCAGATAAGATTAGAACATTCTTAGGATTAAAACATGGTGACTTTGCAGAAGGTTTAGTAGTTGATGGGGAAAAAGGCTATGAGCTAATATTAAATAAACAGCTTCAAGAATTAGATACCAATAAAAGGTTAAATGCTAACCACTTTTTACACTCTGTGTCAGATCTTATGGAGAAGTCTCCACTGGATATTAATGCAGGTGTTGGTAGATACATGAATGATTTTATCAAGACACAAGCTAGTACAGATAGTGCTGCTACTAAGTATCTATTCAATAAAGGTAATTTAGTTAATAGTGATAATCCATATGTTAGAGGCTTTTACAACTTGTTAGCTCCTGATAACTCAGGGAGACAAGGTGCTTCTAAGATTAGAATGGGTGAGACTAAGACTATATATCGTAATAGGTATCATGGTGCTCTTATGGACAACTATAAGACACAGGGTTATGAGCTTCTAAAACACCAGAATGCTAATAAAAGTCCTGCAGCTAAAATGAAAGTGTATAGTGACTTCAAGAAGTTTGAGAATGAAGTTGTACCAGTGTTTAGAGATAGACTTGACCTAGATCCTACAGATTTTAAAGTTAAGTACCCAGATACTAAAGTACAAGAAATATCCGATGAATTTGCTAAATCATGGAATGCCTTGAATAAGGAGATTAATGACACAGCTATCAGTAAGGGAGTCATTGGTGTTGGTGAGAGTTCAGATAACTTTATCCATAAATCGTGGGCATCTAATAAAGCTAGATTAATCCCAAAGGAAGATTTAGAGGATGCTATTTATGAAGGAATGCGTAAGAGTTTATTAGATGAAGGACTTCCTATGGAAGAAGCTTTTCTAAGAACACAGGCTAAGAACTTTACATTTGGTTTACAGAGTAAAGACATTACCCATAACATTGAAGCAACAGCTACTTATATAGAGAATTTGAATAAGTTCTTAAAGAGTGCTGAGGGGCAATCAAGTGATGAGGTAATTAAAGCTACTGAAAGTGCTATATCTAAAGCCAATGCCCAAGCTGTAGCAAATGAGCTAGGTGAATTAGGTAGACGTGCTAAAATTGATATGAATATTGAGATACCAAATACAGATGGTAAAACACTTAGGGATCTTTTAGATGATAACTTTATATCTACTCAAGATAGATACAATAGTAGAATGGCTGCAAGAACTGCTGCTGCTGAACATGGTATCAAAGATATTAAAGTTCTAGATAGTTGGAGATCTGATGCAATACTAGCTGAGAAGAAAAGACTTATAGCTAATAACTCTGAGCATATTGCTAAGCATGTTGAGTTCTTGGATACTGTAATGAAACAAGATATTAAATCATTTCAATATGGTGGTCTAGGTGGTCAAGGTGATGTTCTAGAAGCTGCTGCAAATGACTATGTACGTCTAGCTAAGAAACTAAGTATTACAAACTTAATGCAAAATGTAGGTATTGCCTCTATTGCAGAGTATGGTGGTACTGTAGCTGAGGTAGGTATGTATAATGCTGCTAAAGCTTGGGTTGATCCTATACAACATATGATTAGAAAGAATCATATACTAGGTAGTGGTGTTACTAATATAAGGTCTATTACAGACGATATGGCAGCACTTACAGGTATTGGTATGGGTGATATGGCTTTCTCATCTAGAGGTGTCTCACAGGCTGAGCAGATCTTTAAAGAGGGTGCTATTAGTCAACTTGAAACTGGCATAGATGCATTTGGTTCATTGACTCAAAACAGCTTAGGTTGGATAGAGACTGTTGGACGTAGAGCAACTAGTAATGGTTTAGCGATACAATGGGGTAGACACTTTAAAGGTGACTCACCAGATGGATTTATAGCTAAGCTATTTAAAGACAAAAAGATCACTAAGAGAGCTATGGAGAACGTAGGTCTTGGTGAGTATGTTGATGGTGTATTTAAAACTAATAATGTATACGATAGTATTAAAGCAAATTATCTTAAGAATGTTTCATTTGATGAGAGAGGCAGTGTAAAGGCTATGAACTTTGATAAATGGGAACCAGATGCAAGAGATGCATTTAGAGATACTATTAAATTACAGACTTCACATATCTATGTTGATCCTGACAGTACAACTGCTGCACATTGGCAAACGACTAGTCTAGGACGAATACTTAACCAGTTTAGAACATTCAGTGTAAATGCTACTTCTAAAGTCGCAGGATTCACTTATGGTAACTTGGCTAATGGTATTAAACATCAAGATGCTGATGAGGTATTAAAGTTTGGTAATAAGATGTTTTGGGCTATGACAATGGGGACATTGGCAGTAGGACTAAGAGATGAACTTACAACAGCAGGTACAGATAGTGAAAAGGGGTTTGCACAGTTTGCAGATACTCCATTCCAATCACTTGCTATTGGATTCAGTAGAAGTTCTCTTATTGGAAACATTGACACAATCAATGGTATTGGTGGTTATCTATTTGGATATGATAATATATTTAATAGATCTAGTTTTACAGGTAGAGATAAAAACTTCTTTAACCTAGCTAACACACCAATTGGTCAAATAGGAGTAAACGCACTTAAGGGTACATCAGGTGTCCTACAGGGTGACTTTGAAGCTGTAGGTAAAGCTGCAGGTAACTTGACACCTTTTAAAAGACAACTAGGTATTCAACAAATGATAAACATTATAAACAAATAAG